AAAAAACGGCAAGTCAGCACTCGGATCCATTTTTGCCGCTTACAGCTTGGTGCTAGGCGCTCGCGGTGCTGAGGTTTACTCGGTGGCAGCGGAAAAAGAACAGGCTCGAATTGTGTTCGCAGACGCAAAGCGAATGATTGAAGCAAGCCCTGAGCTAAGTGCTATTACCAAAATCTACCGCGATGCAATTGAACTGCCTCACGCGGGTAGCGTTTACCGAGTGCTATCGGCGGAAGCATACTCAAAGGAAGGTCTAAACCCTAGCGCCACAATCTTCGACGAGCTTCACGCGCAACCTAACCGCGAACTCTTTGACGTAATGTCCCTAGCTATGGGTTCCAGAGGCCGTCAGTCAACCCTTATAGCGATTACCACAGCAGGTATGCGCTCTGACCAGACAGGCGGAGATTCAATCGCTTACAGCCTGTATAACTACGGCAAGAAAATAGCGACAAAAGAGATAGAGGATAACTCGTTCTTTATGGCTTGGTGGGAAGCTCCACCGGAAGCTGATCACCGCCGACCAGAAACCTGGGCGCTGGCTAACCCAGGCTATGACGACATCTGTTCTGCCGAAGACTTTGAATCAGCGGTCAAGCGCACCCCCGAAGCCGAGTTCAAAATCAAGCGCACAAATCAATGGGTCAATGCCAAAAACGCATGGCTACCAGCCGGAACCTGGGAAGGCTTAGAGGAATCGTTTGAGCTATTGCCAACCGATGAATACATCCTCGGCTTTGACGGCTCGTGGAAGAACGACAGCACAGCCCTAGTCGCAGTGATTATGCCCCGCGAAGAAGGCGACGTATTCCGAACCTTCCGAGTAGCAAGCTGGGAAAAGGACTTCACCCTAGACGACGACTCGTGGATTGTTGACAAAGCGGAAGTAAGCAAAACAATAATTGACTACTTCCTAGCCAACCCAAACTGCCGAGAGATTGTCTGTGACCCCTCATACTGGCAAGACGAGATGTATCAATGGGCAGACGCAGGGCTACAGGTAGTTGAGTACCCAAACACAGTCAGCCGAACGGTTCCAGCCACAGCCAAACTATTCGAAGCAATCATGAACGGAAAGCTGAAGCACGACGGCGACGCAGCACTTGCTCGGCATTTGGAAAACTGTATTTTGAAAATAGACAACCAGCGAGGCGCTCGCATCACAAAGGACTACCGCAACCCAAAGCTAAAAATCGACTTAGCGATTGCATTGCTAATGGCGTATGACAGGGCAAGCGGTAGACTAGAAGAAGTGCTAGTGCCTCAAGTATTTGTATAGGCGGTAATTTTGGGAATCTTTGACGGACTGCGTGGCAAGCGTTCGATTAGCTATCAGACAATCTGGGGAGCTGGCGACGACATTTCTATGTCAACGCTTAGTTCAACAGTGGTAACAAGCGAGACTGCGTTTCAGGTCAACGCAATCTACTCTGCGGTTTCACTAATCAGCGACACAATCAGCTCGCTGCCAGTTGACACATTCATCAGACGTGACGGATCAAGGTTTGCTTTCCGACCTCGCCCGGTATGGGTTTCACGCCCTGACGTTGACACAACCAAAGAAGCCTTCTGGGGCGCAACGATTGTCAGCCTACTACTTGACGGCAACGCGTTCATTCGCGTCTACTCAAACGACGCTGGCGAAGTTGTAAACCTAAACGTTCTAAACCCTCACAAGGTCGAAATCCGTCGCAACGGACTAGGGCGCGTAATGTTTGAAGTTGAGGGCGAGAGCCGTCTGCTATCAAGCGACGAGGTTATCTTCATACCTGACGTGGTTCGCCCTGGTCACATGAGGGGCGTTAGCCGCGTGGAAGCACTAAAGGAAAACTTCGGTCTTGCTATTGCGCTCCAGTCATACGCCGCCAAGTTCTTCGGATCAGGCACACAGACTTCTGGAATCATTGAGTTCCCAGGCAACCTAACCGCCGAACAAGCGAAGGCACTGCAAGAAGGATTCGACGCTAGGCACAAGGGCTGGGGTCGAGCACACAAGACCGGCATCATTTCAGGTGGCGCAAAGTACATCACAACCTCAGTCGAAAACGACAAGGCACAATTCCTAGACTCACGTCGCCTAGCTGTAGAAGATGTAGCCAGAGCGTTCAACGTTCCACCTCACCTGCTAGGGCTACCAGGAACAAACAGCTACGCCTCAGTCGAGCAGAACAACCTGGCATGGGTGACTCACTGCCTACGCCCAATCGTGCAAAAGCTAGAGACAGCATTCACGCCGCTACTAAGCCGAGTGCCAGGTGGCGAAACTGCGTTCTTGAAGTTCAACCTTGACGGGCTACTTCGCGCAGACATGAACACTCGAATGAGCGCATACTCAACCGGATTGAATTCAGGCTTCCTGACAATCAACGACGTTCGTCGCTTGGAAGACTTACGCCCGATCAACGACGCAAGCGCAGACACCGTTCGAGTACCACTGGCGAACGTAAACATTGAAGCAGCAGACCTAACGGCAAGTGACAAGCGAGTAGGCATGGCGCAGAAGCTAGTGCTTGCAGGCTTTGACCCCGCCGAGGTTCTGTCAGCTATGGGCTTGCCCGCAATGACCCACACCGGACTGCCAAGCTCACAGCTTCAGCCGATTGCCCAAATTGACCCAGAAGATCCAACTAGCGCATACGAGGTCTAACCATGCCAATACACACAGAGCACTTCACGCTTAGTAACGTAACAAGAACAAAAGTGTGCGCGGCAGATAACCAGCCACAAACCGTCTGGGTTCACAACTCAGAACACTCGCAATCAGACGAGGTCTTTATCGGCAACGCAACAGTAACAACTGCCAACGGACTTCACATTCACTCAGATGAAACCTTGCAAATAGAACTAGACCCAGGCAGCGAGCTATGGGCAATCTCAGACACAAACGGGTCACTGTTTCAGGTGATGTGTATAAAGCAGGACTAATGACAGAACTGGAAAATACAAATGGCGCTAATACCGAATGGCAGCAAGATGCCAGTAACGAACAAGAAGCCAGAGAGCTTCCAGAAAACTACCGACCAGCCCTTGAAGAAGGAGTCCCTGAAGGTAGAGCCTGTGGCAACTGTTTCTTCTACGACGAAAGCAGAGTCAACGAAGCCGGAGACAAAGCCTACTGCGAAAAGTGGGGTGACTTCGTCAGAGGAGACTACTACTGCAACGCCTGGCAAGAACAAGAACAAGAACGCCAAGAGGCAAGAGACGTAAACCTAACGCCACCTGCCTACATGAGAGCAGCCGCTCGCCAAGGACTCAAGTATTACAAAGAGGGCAAGGGCGGTGACGGTTTAGTTGATAGGACTATCCGCGAAGCCCGAGCAATGGCAGACGGCTCAGTCAGTGAAGACAAGTGGATCAGAATTAGGGCGTGGATTGCTCGTCACCTTGACGACCTAGATAGCCCTAACGCCAAACCAGATTCAGACAACTATCCAAGTGCCGGTGTGGTCGCGCACTTGTTGTGGGGATCAGGGCCGTCAAAGCAGGCAGCGCGCCGAGCATTAGATTATGCCGAGGGTGTTGTTAGTAGAATTGAAGAAGAACAAAAAGCAGAAGTGAAAGGCAACACATTGTCAAAGATGGAACAGCGCGTCAACACAACAGAGTTTGAGGTGCGTGAAGAAGGCGACGGTATGCACTTCAGCGGTTACGCCGCACTATTTGAATCGCCGTCACAGCCACTACCGTTCACCGAGAAGATTCAGCGCGGAGCCTTCAAGCGTTCACTACGCGCTCGCAACGACATCAAGTTCTTGTGGAACCACGACTCAGGCGAGATACTCGGCTCAACCCGCGCCGGCACTTTGACCCTAAGCGAAGATGACCGAGGACTAAAGGTTGAGGGTATGCTGCCAAACACCTCACGCGGGCGCGACGTTGCCGAGCTACTAAAGCGCGGAGACGTTGACGCTATGAGCTTTGGCTTCTCAGTGCCACAGGGTGGCGACACCTGGTCAGCCGACGGATCAGAGCGCACACTAAAGTCAGTGCGACTTCACGAGGTTTCAGTTGTGGCTTGGCCTGCTTACACCGCTACCGCCGGAACGGTATCAGTGCGAAAGTATGAAAAGACAGCCGAGCGCGCAGATGTAAACGCCGACGCATTGGCAGACGCACTACTCAAGATTGAGGATGGACTAAACATCACAAGCGACGAGCAAGAAATGCTAAGTCGAGTAATCAGCACCCTAGCTCCAGAACCAGAGGCAGTAGAAGCAGAACCAGAAGTCACAGGTGATGTTTCAATGCTAGAACTAAAGAAGAAGAAGCTAGAGCTTCTCATGAAGGGCATCTAATGGCTACCAAAGAACAAATCAAAAAAGCAATCCTAGACATTGCTGGCAATCCATCAAGCGGAGCAATTGCTTCACTAGCAGACAAATGGGCTGACGCTATTGCAGAACTTGACAAGACCCCTCGGTCTGACTCCGAGGTCGCGGATGGCGCTCCACTTCCTGCGCCCAAAAAAGAATCTCGTGTAACCAAGCCGACAGAGATCAGGTAGTTTCCCCTTTCCTGCCTGAGTCGCCAAGCATCAAGATTCTTCCCCCCGGTCTGCTTTCGCCGGGGGGTTTCTTGTGTCTAGTGACCCTTGCCAAAATCAAGTAACACCCATTGTTGTAAACTAGAACAATCGGATGTGAGTCAGCTCTGCCGTAATCAGTTGAGCGTCAACGCCACTGTATCCCTGTCAAAAAACTAACAAGGAGACTAAATGTCTGAGTTTATGAAATCTCAGCAGGAACTCCGCAACAACCTCATCATGCAGGTTCGTGAAGTCATTGACTTCGCTGAATCAGAGGGTCGCGGACTTGACGCTGCTGAACTATCCAAAATCAACGCTATCGAGGCTGACATCGCCAAGGCAGATGAAACCATCAACGTAGCACAGCGCTCAGAGGAGCGTAAGGTAGAGGCTTCTGCTGCTGCCAAGGGATTCATTCCTTCGGTATCAGAAGAGCGTTCTGCAAGCGACATTCTTCGCGCAGTAGCAACCGGCGAGGAGCGCTCATTTGAGTTCGCTCGTCGTACGCTTTCCCCAACAACCAACACCGTACCAAAGTCGTTCTACGACGAGGTATTTGACATTGCTCGTCTAGCTGGCCCAATGCTAGAGGTATCAGATGTAATCAACACGACATCTGGGGAAGATTTGACCCTTCCAACTTTGGGAGCCTACAGCACCGCAGCACTAACCGCTGCCGCTGGAACCATCTCTGCAAGCGACCCAACATACTCAAGCATCACCCTTGGTGCTTACAAGTACGGATTCCTAATCCAGGCCGCAAACGAGCTAGTAACAGACGCAGGCTTCGACCTAGCTTCTCACCTAGCTAACCAGGCTGGTAACGCAATTGGTTACGCAGTGAACGCTGCTCTAACCACCGGAACCGGATCATCACAGCCAAACGGTATCGCTACCGCAGCTGGCGCAGGTGTGACTGGTGGAACTGGTGTTACTGGCGCGTTCACCGCTGACAACCTAATCGACCTTGCCTACTCAGTAGACGGTGCGACTCGTCGCAAGGCATCTGCTGGCTTCATGGCAAACGGTCAGACAATCGGCGCTATGCGCAAATTGAAAGATACCGCCGGGAATTACCTCTACCAGGTTGGCGTTGGATACCCTGACACCTTCGCTGGCTTCTCTGTAGTAGAGAACCCACACGTTGCTGACATTGCAGTCGACGCAGACTCAGTTCTGTTCGGCTCAATTGACAGCTACAAGGTTCGCGTTGCTGGTGGTCTACAGGTTGCTTCTTCAACCGACTACGCATTCAACACCGACCTAACCACTTGGAGATTCTTGATCCGTCTTGACGGTGACTTGACTCACTCCTCTGAGGTTGTGAAGTTCACCGGAGCTGCTTCCTAAGCTTCGGCACTAAGCTGAAAGGCTCCCCGCTTGTAGGTTGGCGGGGGGCTTTTCTTTTTATGTGGGGGCGCTCTAGTAGAATAGAAACATGGCAATCACTAATGGCTATTGCACCTTAGCGCAAATCAAAGCTTCGGCAGGCATCACCGACACAGTTGATGATGAACTGCTTGAGCTTGCCGTAGAAGCGGCATCACGCGAGATAGACAGCGCTTGTGAGCGTCAGTTCTTTCAGACAGCGACAACACGCATCTACACGCCTCGCGATTCGTTCGTGACAGAAATAGATGACCTAGTAAGCCTCACAACTCTAAAGACCTCATCAGCAGCAGACGGTACGTTTGACACCACCTGGACAGCTACCGATTACCAGCTAGAGCCTTTGAACTCTCTCGCCGGTGGTATCGTAACGCCTGCCAATCAGATTAGAGCTGTGGGAGATTACACATACCCAATCAGCGGTGGCGAGGCTACGGTGCAGGTCAATGGAACATTTGGCTTTGACGCAGTCCCAACACAAATCACCCAGGCAACAGTCCTGCTCGGTGCTCGCATTTTCAAGCGTAACGATTCGCCACTTGGTGTCGCTGGCTTCGGTGACATTGGCGTGATCCGCGTGGGCAGACTTGACCCTGATGTTGAGGCCATGATTATGCCGTTCAAGAAGGTGCGCTTCGCGTGAGCATCACAGCTATCAGAGATGCCCTAGCCACTAACATCGGCACGATTTCTGGACTTCGCACTTCAGCAGAGATACCAGATAACCCCAACCCGCCACAGGCGGTAGTTCAGCTCCAGTCGGTAAATTACGACGGAGCGATGCAACAGGGGCTAACAACTTACAACTTCCTCGTCTCGGTAATCGTTGGAAGGGTTGACGAACGAGGCGCACAACGCAAGCTAGACAGCTACGCATCCTCAACAGGAGCTAACTCGGTAAAGCTCGCTGTGCAATCAGACAAGTCTCTTGGTGGTAACGCATACGACGTGAGGGTCACAGACATGACCAACATTGGTGCGGTATTATTAGGAGACGCAACATACCTCGCGGCAGATTTTGTCGTGACCGTTTACGCTAACTAAGGAGAACACTGTGGCAAAGTTTGTCGCTACTGACTACACAATCACAATCGGCGGGACTGACTTTAGCTCAAGCCTTGCCGCTGCAACCCTAGACATCACCGTCGAGGAGCAGGACACAACAGCATTCGGAGACACCGCTAGAACTCGTATCGGTGGACTACAGGATGCATCTATCAGCCTTGACTTCCACCAGGACTTTGCTGCTAGTTCAATTGACGCTACCCTATTCCCACTACTAGGAACAACCGTAGCGATCTCAATCACCCCAACTTCAGGTGCCGTATCAGCCACCAACCCGACCTACAGCTGCAACGCTTTGGTTACCCAGTACCAGCCATTTGCGTCAAGCGTTGGCGACCTAGCTACCCTTTCGGTTAGCTGGCCAGTATCAGGCGCTGTAACTAGAGCCGAAGCATAAGGATAAACAAATGCAAATCAACCTACGAATTGTTTACGCAGACGGAACCAACAAGGATGTAAGCGCAGGTGCGTCAGACATCGTCGCATTCGAAGAAAAGTTTGACTTGAGCGTTGCTCGACTTGAACAGAATGTGAAACTGACGCACTTGTTCTTCCTTGCTTGGCATTCAGAAAAGCGCACCGGCGCTGTAAAGGATGACTTCAATAAGTGGCTGGAAACAGTTGACAGCATTGAGGCTCAAGAAGTAAAAAAATAGTCGGTCTGGGTGATGACAGCCTTCACTGGAACATCGCCTGGATAGCTTGCGAAACAGGCATCAGTCCGTTGGACTTGCTACAACTTCAACCACGAATGCTTTGGACAATGGGTCGCTACCTAGAATCCAAAAACCAAAGGCAACAGCGTAAGCGGTAAACTTGTAGCTAGAGGAGCGCGGATGATTACACCAAGCATTGACCAACAGGGTCTGCGCGTCGCACTTGCTGAACTCAAAGAAGTAGAGCCAAACGTCGTAAAAGACTTACGCACAAGCCTGCGTCAAAAGGTCGGGCCATACGCTAGAGAAATCGCCGCCGCCGTTCCAGTAGAGCCACCGCTATCCGGCTTCGCTAACAACGGTGCAACCTCATGGGCAAGTGTTCGCGGATCGGTCAGCTTCACGCCAGGGCGCTCACGCAAGACGGGCAATCACCTAGTCAGCATTAGGGTAACCCCAGCCAAACAAAAGCGGGGCTTTTACATTGGCGAGCTTGCAGGCATGAGAACCAACGGCATCACGAGAAGTGGTCGCGCATTGATACGAGGGCTAAACGCAAGGTACCCAATGATCAAGCGTGGTGGTCGCTGGGCGTTTGAGAAGTTCCGTCAGACCAGACCAGAGTTCCAAGCCCTTGCAATTACATCGGTCAAGATGACCACCGACAAAGTCAACAAGAAGCTGGTGCGCTAATGGCTATCAATCTCCCGATTCTAACTAAGTTCGACAACTCTGGAATCAAGGCAGCCGACGGCGCTCTAAAGAAGTTTGGAAAGGTTGCCGCTGGTATTGCCGTAGCAGCAACGGCAGCAGTAGCAGGAATTGCCACAGCCTCAATCAAAGAGTTTGCAAAATTTGACGCTGCCCTCACAAAGTCCACAGCTATCATGGGAGACGTCTCAGACGCTCTTAGAACGGACATGGCAGACGCAGCTAGGGAAGTTGCCAAGACCACAACATTCTCCGCAGAGCAAGCCGCTGAGAGCTACTACTTCCTAGCCTCGGCAGGGTTGGATGCAGCCGCTTCTATTGAGGCGATGCCAGCCGTTGCACAATTCGCCCAGGCGGGTATGTTCGACATGGCGCTTGCCACCGACCTATTGACAGACGCGCAGTCTGCTCTGGGCTTGGCGGTCAAGGATGACGCTGTAGCCAACATGGAAAACATGATTGTGGTTTCCGACACATTGGCTCGAGCCTCACAGTTGGCGAACGCAACGATTGAACAATTCTCCACCTCGCTAACAACCAAAGCTGGTACCGCTCTAAAGTCAGTCGGCAAGGATGTCCAAGAAGGTGCAGCAGCCCTAGCCGTATTCGCTGACCAAGGTGTCAAGGGCGAGCTGGCTGGTACGCAACTAACAAACACAATCTTCGGATTGAGCGATAGAGCAAGCAAGGTTCCAGACAAGTTCAAGGCGCTTGGCATTTCAGTCTTTGACGCTGCCGGCAACATGAACAACTTCGCTGACATAGCGGACAGCTTCAATGGCGCACTAGGTGACATGAGCACCGAGCAAAAGCTTGCCACCCTGAGCAATCTCGGATTCAGCAAGCAAGCCCGAAACGGTTTGTTGCTACTGATTGAAAACGGCGACGCGCTTAGAAACTACGAGAGCGCACTGCGTGACGCAGGTGGCACAACTGAGGAAGTAGCTGGCAAGCAACTAGAGACATTCAACTCACAGCTAGAGCTTTTGAAATCAAAGGTCGCAGATGTTGGTCTAACCATTGGGCAAGCTTTCATGCCGGTGATGATGAGCCTGACAGAAGCGCTAGGCCCAACCATTGATGTTATTGGCCCTCAGTTGGCTGGTGCTTTTGAGGCGCTGATTCCAGTGGTCACTGCTGTCATTGGATTGCTCCCAAGCCTTCTGCCAATCGTTGTCAAGCTACTAGAAGTATTCACCAGGATAGTAGACCCAATCCTTGAACTAGCATCTAGCCTGTTCCCGTTGCTTGACGCGGTTATGACTGCCATTATTGATCCACTCGCAGAGCTAACGGTGTTCTTGTTTGAGCTTATGAGCCAACTGCTCATCCCGTTGATTCCTGTAATCATTGAACTGGTCAATGCGTTCGGCCCGTTGATTCAGGCAATTCTGCCAGTGCTAAATGAGCTACTGAATACCCTGCTGCCACTTATGACAATCCTTCTAAGCGATTTGATTATCCCACTGATACCAGTAGTGGTCGGATTGATTCAGGCGTTCATGCCATTGCTAACCGACGTGCTACCGGTGCTAATCAAGATGCTTCAGGAGTTCTTGATTCCAATCATGCAGGTCGTCGCTAGTATCTTTGAGTTCGTGCTGGTCAACGCTATCGGCATTTTCACAACCGCAATCTCTAACCTGACTTCGTTCATGGGCACGTTCGCGGATACCTTCAAAAACATCTGGGATGGAATCTACGGATTCGTCAAGAACATCATCAACGGAATCATTGGATTTGTCCAGACCATGATCAACGGAATCATTGCCGGCGTGAACGCAGTCGTTCGAGCGATGAACACAATCAGAGTATCAATCCCTGCATGGGTGCCTGGACTTGGTGGCAAGTCATTCGGCATCAACTTGCCGACGCTATCAAACGTGACAATTCCACAGCTTGCTGACGGCGGTATCGTTATGCCACAGCCAGGCGGGGTGCTTGCTAACTTAGCGGAAGCTGGAAAGCCTGAAGCAGTTATCCCACTAGACCGCATGGGTTCAATGGGCGCAACCAACACATACAACATCACAGTAAACGCTGGCATGGGTTCTGACGGCGGGCGCATTGGTCAAATGATTGTGGATGAGATAAAGAAGTTTGAGCGCTCCAACGGCCCAGTCTTTGCAGGTGCATAATGAGCAAGCCAAATCAAAAGATAGAGATTGGCTTTGACCTAGTAGGCAACAACGTCGGGCCATACTTCAGGCTTGATGATCCAGTGGCGGGAGTTCTTGACGGCACTCAATACCTGCTCGGCGGGACTATCTTCTTTGATGTCACACAATACGTCAAGGGCTTCTCAACTAGGCGCGGTAAGTCTAGGCAGCTAGACAGGTACAGCACAGGCCAGGCAAGCATTGTGTTCGACAACAACTCGCGCTACTTCGACCCTGAGTACACCGCGTCACCTTACTACGGACAGATAATCCCACGTCGTGAAGTCCGAATTACATCGGGCGCAGATGTTATTTATTTCGGGAGCGTTGACGACTGGAACCTGAACTACGAACCAAACGGCGACAACTTCGCTGAGGCTATCTGCTCTGACGGTTTCCGAGTCCTAGCCAACCAAACACTACATGACATCACCAACTCCGTTCAGACAAGCGGTGAGCGCGTGAACGCCATTCTAAGCCAACCAGAAATCAACTGGGGGTCAGACGCTAGGCAGATTGATGCAGGCCTTCAGACGCTCGGTGCAGACACCATAGACGCAGGGGAGAACGCCCTTAGCTACTTGCAAAAAGTAGAAGCATCAGAACCAGGTGCTCTGTTCATTGGCAAGGCTGGAAAGATTCAGTTCAGAGATCGCGCAGTTGCTCCGACATCTGACGTGACAGTTCTAGCCGATGACGGCACAGGCATTAGTTATCAGGGCATGAAGGTTGTCTACGGTTCGGAGTTGCTATACAACGACATAGAAATCAGCACTGTGATAACCGGCAATACAGCTACCGCTGGTGATTCATTGTCACAAGGCATTTATGGAATCCTTACGCTTTCACAAAAAGACCTGCTCATGGAAACCGACTTGGATGCACAAGAGCTGGCAGATTGGTATGCACAGCTTTACTCAAGCCCAGAGTTTAGGTTTGAATCGGTTGAGATTATCCTCAACGACCTGACCACATTAGAGCAAGACGAAATCCTTGCGCTAGAGCTTGGCTCGGTTGTGAAGGTTGTGTTCACACCAGGTAACCCAAAACAATCACCCGCAATTGAAAAGTACGCAGAGATTATTCGTCTGGATAATTCTGTAGATTCAATCTTCCACAAAGTATCACTCGGCTTTGCCACGCTTGACACAGCGTTCTTCGTTTTGAATGACGCAGAGTTTGGTAGACTAAACACAGGCGCACTCGGATTCTAGGAGAATAAATGCCATTCAAAGATTTTGCCGCTGGTGACATCCTTACAGCAGCAGATGTAGACGACTACCTAATGCGTCAAACCGTCATGGTATTTGATGACGCAACTGCCAGGACAACTGCATTGAGCACAGTTTTGTCAGAAGGTATGACTAGCTACCTCAAGGACACAAACACGCTGGAGTTTTACGACGGCGCTTCATGGGTGAGTGCTGACTCAGAAATCCCAACTCAATCCGGCGAAGCTGGTAAGTATCTAACCACAGATGGATCAGCTCTATCGTGGGGTGATGTAGATGCACTACCTGCCCAGGCAGGACAAGACGGCAACTACCTAACAACCAACGGGACATCGGCATCATGGGCAGCGATTGTCACAGACCCGAATCCACAAATCTTCATGATGATGGGAGCATAACAAATGGCAACAGCATACAAGGTTCTAGGGCAATCAAACCCTGCAGCCACAACAGCA